ATAATACTGCTTGTCTACACCTGTTTCTCCTGATGTTCTGACAAGCTCAGAAATCTCTGCGGATATTACCCCATCTAGAATCATTCTTTCTGCTACAAGCACCTCATTTCTTGAGGGGTCGTAGGTTTTAATTATTCTCTGTACTCTTCCCTTAAGGAAGTCCATTGCTTCACCAAGCAAATTCATAAAAACTCCTTAAGTTAAAAAATTTGTTTCAGCTTAGCTAAAGAGCTTGCACCGAAATCTCTAATCTTACTTTCAAAATTACTAAAATTAATACCAAACATACCAGCAATGCTTAAAGCACCTTCTAGCAGTTGTAGTGTTTCAATCAACTCATCTGGACTAACATTACCACCTTTTGTGAAGGTTGGTTGTACACAAATAAATACCCACTCACTTGTACCGATTTTATTGTCTAGATCAGTGTCAGGTACTTTTTCAAAAACTACATCTGTAGCAAAAAGCTTAGTCTGACCACTCTTGTCGATTGCAAGAAGAGGCATTTTAAAATCTGCCCCATACGTCTCATACATTTTGTAAACTAAGTGAAACCAGTCATTAGTTGGTGAAGTATTTTGAAGAAACACACTGACTCTGTAAGGTACATACTTATCTAGTTTAGCTGTTGTACTTCCATCCATAGCTCTTCTCAAGGAAACTCCAACAGAGTCTCTTGAAATGCGAATAGCACTATCTTCGGCAAATCCTTCTGCCTGTATTCCAAACAGACTAAATTCAACTGAATCTGGTACGTAGTTACCTAACATTTTAGCCATGTGTTTCTTCCTGTTTAGTTAATTAACCAGTCTTCTTCAAGGTTGTAACCTAGTGCAGCCAAAGTAGCTTGTACATCAGCTCCAGCTCTTGTATTACCACCTACATGCCAATCAGAGTAAGGCATGATAATCTGCCAGTCTTGAGTACCAATAGTGTTTCCGAAGGACTGGTTTGGAAGCATAGAGATAAAAGCTTGGGTACTGAAAAGAGCTGTACGACCACTCTTATCTACAATAGAGATAGAGAATAAACCCTCACCTCTAAAGTGTGTCTTATCGTAATGGTAAAGACGTGAAAAAACATCGTTTGTGTTTGATGTTTGTTGTAAGTGAACAGTAATTACTGCTGTCTCGTCGATGTTGTGAACACGAGAGACGCCTCCATCAATCCCTACAACATGAGTCCAAGCAGCCTCGCCTCGTTCAATATCAAGGGCTGCATCTTGTGCGTAGTTTTCACCGACATGAGAGATTCCTGTTGGGATATGACTGATCGCCATAATTACTTGAGAAGGTACTAAACTACCTGTTTGTCTACCATTTGCCATTTATTATTCTCCTTAAGCGTAGACTGTTCCGACAATACCATCAACTTTAATGATTGCACCGTCTAAACGAGCTTCAAAAGTAATACCGCTTAAGATACGTGTATTACGGACTGATGAAGGAATGTTGTTAGCGTTAGGCACTCTCACAATAATCTCGTCATCTGCTGTTAAAATCTTCATAGCTACAGCTTCATCTAGAACTTCTCTGATCTTAATTTCAATCATTGAGATACCAGCATTAGTATAACTAATCTTATTTTGTGCTTTAATTAAAGCCCAGATACGTTCTCCCATACGAACTTCAATCCAGACGCAACCGAGCATTACATCAATAAACTCACCACTGGCAAGCTTACCTTCACCATAAACAGAAGGTTCATCTTCAATGTAAGTGTACACGTTAGCATTCTTGGTTATGATTGCATCTTCTTCTGTAGGACTGAAAGAATCCGGTGTAACACCATCCAACTCCTTGTAAACCCATACAGCACTACCAATAGGTTCAGAAGAGAATCTACCTACATAAGCTGCTTCGATCATAACGTTATTAGTATTCTTAGAGTGAATACCAAAAGAACGATCAAAACCTTTTGCTTTAAGTTTGGAGAAGATGTCTGTTGTAGCAGAGGTGAGTGTTACTGGATTAAAGTCAGAATATACGTAAAACATTCTCGGTTGAGCTTCAACATAAGTCGCAATAGCTTCTTTTGCTGTATCATCTGTTGCATCAGTTACAACGTATAAAAACTTACCATAAGCTGCTTGTTGCTTTTGGAGAGCCGTTACATAATCATCATCTGCAATCTTTTTACCAACAACAACCTTGCTAGGTCTTGGGTCTTGAGAGAAGATTAATTGAGCTGCAATAAAAGCTTTATCTGTTGTTAAGAATCCATCTTCAAGCATATCTGTTGTGCTTGTATAAATTCGATAAGCCTCTTCAAAGCGAGTGTGTTCTGTGAGAATTAAGATTGTTTCTAAATCACGTACAGTGACATTGTTTGTTTGACGTTTAATCTGAATCCTAACAACACTATCAATTGTTGCCATTTATTATTTCCTTTATGTGTGTCAAGTGATATCGGTTAAATATCTTTGAGTTATAGTTGTCACTATACGTTAACAACTCCTTGAACAGAGTAGACACCTATAATTGCGTGAACTCTCGTATATTCAAACTTGAAGGATGCTTTTCTAGCAGCCCTGTTAACTTTTCTTTCTGAAATCCTGTACGTTTCTATTCCTTGTTGTTTTACTGCGAAATCAAGAACTTCTTTTACTTTTAATTCTAACTGTTCTGCACCTTGCAAAGAGCCAGACACTTTCGGTAAGGACTTAAACAACTTCCAGATATTTCTTTGTATCGCATAAGCAAGCCAATCATCAAAAACCTTGTTATCTATCCACTCACCAGAACAAGTACAACCACTACCCCAAGTCACACTTTCTTCGTAAACATCTGTGTAATAATTTGAAGGGTTTGGGAAAGTACCAGTTTCAGGGTCTACATCAACAAGTTCCTTTTCTAACCACTGCATTTGAGATGGGAATACATTTCCACATCGGCTAATCCAAGCTGCCTCTGGGTACTGTTCAAGAGTCTCTTCAACATCTAAATCACTGTCCCAAGAAACAATACTTCCAGAGTCCCAGAACCAAAAAGCGGAAGACCACAACCAAACAACATTCTCATATCCTTTTAGGTTAGTAGTTATGGTATTTGAATTAGAGTAGAATATTAGTTTCTTCTGACTTTTATCCAAAAGGTAATCAGCTAATTTCTTAACTTCTAAAACATCTTTTGAGTCTATAGACAGGTAATAGTAAGATGAGCTTTTAGACTTATTATAGGCTTCTATGTAAGTTTCATTCAAACGTTTAGAAATCAATACAACCCCATCTACTCTAGCCTTTTGAGCAAACGCTAATGCACAGTAAACATAAGCAGGAGAATCTTTATCATAGCCTGCTAGTAAAGTTTCCGTTAGGTTTGTTACGTAGACTTCTCTTTGAGCTGTATCGTTTTCTGAGATAAAACAAGGAGTATAAAAGGAATATCTTTCTAATGACGGTTTAGCTAAGGTAATCTCTATATTTACAGGGTTTTTATCTGGAATTATATTCATTAGAACCTCATGTCAGTTTAGAGATAATAAACTCTACATCATATATCTGAATTGGCTGTGTACCTGTTTTTAACCTGACAGTTAATCCGTTAGTAACTATTGTTGCGTCACCATAAATCATAGTTGAAATATCTACAATCTGTGGTTGTGCATCATTTCTAATTAACTTGTCTTCTGAGTAAGGGGTATCTGTTGTAGATTTATCAAAAGTAATATTGATAAAGTCTGTAGAATTTCCAGTGTTTAAAACTTTAAACCTTAACCTAATACCGTAAAGTGCTTGTTGATTTTGAAGTAGTATCTTTTGGGTTGTTGGGTTATAAAAAGAAGTAACGTTAAAAGGAAGAGAAGTCTCAATTAAGGTGCTACCATTATTGGGTAAAACCACTGTATTGTTTGCGGTAACAGAGAACTTAGAATCTGTTGTATACTGAGTATCTTTGTATGAAGCCCAACCTAAAAGTCTTTTTGGAGCTTCACTAGAAAGGCTTGTTCCATCAGTATAGGATACTTCTATAGAATTATCGTTTTTATAAACGATTGAGGAAGCTACCTTACCATCTTGACCATTAGAACCTGTAGCTCCAGTGTCACCCTTATCTCCTTTCTGTCCTTGATCTCCTCTTACATTAACTGCAAGTGTAATGTCTGAAACTAAACCATTAGAACCTACATACTGTCCTGATGGTGGTTGTGCTCCAGTACCACCAACCCAAGTAACTAAGCGTAGTACACGTCTTGTCCCATCTTGGACAATAGAGAAAACTGGACTCCAGCCGTTATTACCTTGCGCTCCTGTTAATCCAGTCGCTCCTGTAGCCCCTGTAGCTCCTGTGTCACCTTTATCTCCCTTATCGCCTTTATCTCCTTTCTGACCTTGCGCTCCTGTTGCCCCTACAGCTCCAGTATCACCTTTCTCACCCTTAACAAGAGGTGTCAAAACATCAAAAAAATCTGTTCTACTTATTTTTTTAGCATCTGTACCATTATCAATTATGAATATAAAATCATTAGCTGTAAAATCAGTAGCAGACATTACTGGTAGATCACCAACTTTAATTTCACCGACTGCCATTTATTTTAATCTCTCTTTTTATATAGTTTGAGTAATCTTTTCCGTTATCGCTTTCAAGAGAACCATCATCACTCCATTGATAATCATTTGGTTGGTAATAACCAGTAATGTTAACTTCTTCGATAACATGTACAGGGAAATCCTCAGACCTGTTAGTTAAAATGGTAATATCTACGGTATCATTTAAGTATTGAACGACATTATTTGTCGTTGTAATCATTCTTGGGAAAGCACTCCAGTCTAATACAGCCATGCCGTATTGATGAAATATATCTAACAGGAACTCACTTTCAATTGCTATTGATAAGTATCTAGCCCATTCTTCTGATTGACTTTTTGATGTACCATGAAATGTCATGGTATAGTTAACCAAATAGTTTTGACTTACTGTTTGCCAGCCCATGTTTGTTTGTGGGTCTATTTTAGAAGAGTTTGTTTTTTCACTTCTTCCAGACTTTGTTTCACTTAATATAGATACAAGGCAATAAGGTGATTCTGGTTCAACCCCATTCCTACCATGAAGGATAAAAGTACATTCTGGTATTAATAGTTGTAAAGCTTTTACAATGTTATGCTCGTAGTCTGGAGCTACCGAAATTCCCATTATTTCCTCCCAAATACTTTCCCTGTTATTCTTTCTTTTTCTGAATCTGGAAGTTTAATTGCTACACACTCACAGTGGAAACCTAAGTTTTGATATGGCATTGAGTACATTACTTTCCACATTGCACCATTGTAAATTACAATATCAGCTTCTAAAAGCTTGCTTCCATTACTTCTAGCTGTATATACATAATCCTCACTAGAGATAAAAATTGCTTCTTTTTCGCGATCTCCAGCAGGAAGTAACTTTAACTGATATCCCTGAAAAGCTGGTTGTATATTAGCTTTAAATGGAACTTCTGTTTTCCCTGCTGCTGTAGGTACATACTCTCCATCCACCCACTGACCAGAACCAAGAGTTTCGTTATCTCTTAATAAGGTGTATTTCTTTCTTCCTATTGTTGGTCTAAGTGCTCTCATGGCTATCCTATAGATTCTTGTTGTCTTTCTGCTTTAGTTAATGAAGACTTAAAAACTTTAAACTCAAAACCTTGAAGCATCTCGCCTGTATCATCCCATTGGAACGTATGACCTTTCTTGGCTACAGTAAATTCAGATAGTTGTTTCATATTCTGTCGCATAACACTGTTATGAAAAGCTAACTTACTTTTGTATCCGATCTGAGTTAATACATCGTTGTAATTCTGACCATTTAACATTCTTTGAAAAACAATAGAACCATCTTCTTTTAAAACCTTCCAGATATCAGGAAATGACTGCCTAAAGTATGGCCTAGCTGGAATATTGCCAACTGTGTTTTTTGAACCAAACTCTTGCATGTAGGCTAGTTGAGCAAGATAAAATCCTGTTCCTCTATGCCTTTTATTACTTATCCAACCAACCTTGACGTGTCTGTTATTTAACTCATTAATTCTTTTCTTTAAGTCTTTTAAACCTGTGAAGTCGTATTCAAGCTCAAGTGTTATACCTTGCTTACCTTTAGTAAGCATCCTTTTGTCTTTCCACTTAGATGCCATAAAAACCTCTACTCTGTATAAATACTACCTAGTCCAAGACCTACTTGTTCTTCTGGTTCAAGTACATGATTTAAAAATTCTTGTCTTTTGTGTTGCCAGTAAGGAGAACGAGCCTGTTGGCCTCGATAGAAAGGAGGGTCTATGAACTGAGGGGATGTTGCGTAAAACGCTGTAGAATCTCGATATACACCACCAAAATAGACAGTAGGAGATGCACCTGTATACTTACCTTTTTGAAGCAGTTTCAAGAAAGCTAACCAGCTATCAACAAGCTCTTTACCGTATACTTCTTCTTGACCAATACGTTGCCTAGCACCTGTTCTTGATAAGATTGGAAGTATTGCCATTGCAGCAGCAATTAAAGCTTTTCTAAATGAGTAAACTCCAGGAGGAGAAGTATACTTGTTAATATAAAATTGGTAAGCTTCATCAGAAAGGTATTGGTCATCACCTTGCTCAAGATCACCTAAGTCTCCTAAGTAGAGCCTTAACTCCCAAATCTTATCTGGGTCAGTAATTGCAATATCCATCCTAAATCCTTATTGTTATTGTTAATATATCTGAACTTGAAATACATTAAGAATAACAGGGACTACAAGAGTCCCAAGTTATTTAATCTCTACCTATTAATTAAGGAAGAGTGAAGGTAATATCTACAGACAGCTCTGGTTGCTGCATGAAGTAAGCACCATGAGATTCTTGGTAAATCTCGAAGTGAGTGTCGTCTTTGATCGGAGTCTGCCAAACATAGTTCTCTTGTCCTTTAGTACCCAATAGAGAGATATAAGGAGCAGGAGAGAATTTAGCTTGGTAAAGACCAGCTACACCTTGAAGAACTGTGAAGCCTTTTCCAGATGCTACTGCTTCAACTTCCGTACCATCCCAGCGAACAAAGTTCTCTGAGTAAGTAGTAAAGGTAATACCATCAATCACCAAAGTACGTACATAACCGAATAGGGTACGGTTAAGGTCATTAACACGTCCATTCAACCAAGGTGAGTTGATGTACTCACTACCACGACCATTGAAGGCTGCTTCGTAGAAAGCAATGATTTCTGGGTGAGCTGCAATGTTATCGAACACATCATCTGCAACAACAACTTCGACACCACTGAAACCTGAACCGTAAACTTGAGCAAGTTTAATTTTCTTGACCAAAGCGCTTAGCTGTGAGCGTAAGCCAGTAGGTTGTGTTAAGTCAATTGTTTCTGTTAGGCGAGTAACACCTAAAGTTGTGTACATGTCGATTAAAGGCTCACCGTCTTCTGCGTCACGTTGAACACCTTGCATTGCTGTGAAAACAGAATACTCTTGGTCTTGTTCCATTGTACGGTTCATAAGTTGTAGTTTTTCAGCTACAGCTTCCGCAACAGTTGTTTCACGAGCAGCAGGGTTAAGGTCTTGCCAGTTGTTTACACGGAAAGCCAAGTCTTCGTACTGAACAGCGTCAGTAAGCTTGTAAGAAGCACCGCTTAGTGTAGCTCGTTTCTTTTTCTCACCGCTAACTTTCCAAGCTTTACGACCTAGACGTGAGGTAGCTCCAGTCATTTTAGACTGAGTAGCAGGGTTATAGTTAAATCCGAAATCTTGGGTTGTAATACCTTCTTTACGGAAAAGGCCAGAGTTGTTAAACCGACCATACTGTTTCTGCATCTCATCAAGAGTCTCGGAAATGTCAATCAGTGTGCGTGGGTCTAATTTATTAGGATAAACTGCCATTCTATTTTAATTCCTTGTAATATTTATCTTAAGCAATAGCGATTGCTGGCTTAGTTGTACGCAACACTTCGAAGCGGTTTTCAACAGTCAATTTAGCGCGTAAAGCTTTACGTGTAGCTTCTGGTAGGTTGTGATAGAAAGAAGCAGGGGTATTTGTGTTACCTACGTGTAAGTAACCTTCTGCAACTTGCCCAGAACCATCACCTCGGATAATTGCAACGATTGGTGCAGCATCTCCATCATTTGCAAAAGAAGTTTCGAAATTAGAGCGAGCTGGGTTTCCATTGGTTTTAAGGTCAGCACCGTAGTAAATACCGATACGTGAATCTGCTGCAATAGCAGTAGTAGCATCAGCTAGGGTAGCTGTACGCTCAACCTCATCAAGAATAAGGATTCGACCTGTTTTAACAACATCACCGCTTGTTAAAGTTAATGTGTAAAGACCGCGAGCATAACCAGCATCAGTAGAAGGCTCTGCTTGAAAAACGTCACTAGGTAGAATGTCGTTTTGAACGTCATTGATAATAGCCATTATTTATATATTCCTTGATTTATTATTTATTTGCTTGTGATTTAGCTTTAGCTTTAAGAACATCTTGGTAACTAGCAACTACAGGGTCTTGCTTAGCTTGATTACCCATCTCTCCCATTTCCTGATCTTCTTTTTCGATCTTTGTTTCTAAAGCAGTAACAATTGCATTAAAAGATGTGTCATCTAACGCTTTAGTTGTATCTAATAGAGTAGCTACTTGATCGTTTTCTGTTCCTAGTACAGCTTCTAATTTTTCTTTACGCTCTTTAGTAATAGCGTCAGCTTTTAATTTAGAAATTTCAGCTTCTAGTTTAGCTTTGCTGTCTTGCTCTGTTTGCAGTTTTTCTTGTAACTCTTTATAGTCTGCATCAAGTTTTTCTTTAGCTTCTATAGCATTTTTCAGCTCTGTTTCTTTTTGGTTTACTAGCGCCTTACTATCAGCAAGCTTGTATGTTAATTGTTGTGTTAGTTCTTCTAAGTCGGTTTGTTGTTCACTACCAACAGGAGTTTTGTCTGACATATTTCCCTCGTATGAGATTGTTCTTTGATTTGATTGATTTGACTCGCCATTTACGTAATGCTCAAACTCTTCGATTTCCATGATCTTGTCAATGAAACCAACTTCTAGAGCTTCTTCTGCATCAAATACTTTGGCATTAGTTTCAACTACCGATTCAACCGACATATTACGATTTGTGGCAATGAACTTTGTAAACTGAGCATAACTCTTATCTACACTCTTCTGTAAACCAGAGATAAAGTCCTCAGTGAAACCTCCTTTTTCATCAAAAGGAATCTTATTTTTTCCGGCATAAACGAATGAACGTTCTACACCAAGATTTTCTAAATATTTAGAATCATTATAAAGCTGAACCACTACACCGACAGAACCAGCTCTACCTTGTGGGTTTGCAATCACTTCATCAGCAATAGAAGCCCAGCCATAAGCAGCAGAAGCAGATGTACCATCAATGTAAGCAATCAACTCTACGTTGTTATCTTTAGCTAACTTCTTAACTGCATTGGCAGTACCAAATAATCTGTATGCTTCTCCTCCACAAGAGTCGATTTGCATAACGATCTTTTTAGCACCTTCATTAATTTGTGCTTCAAATGTTTTCTTTAATCTTTCGTAAGAAGTTAATTCAACACAAGCTTGGGTTTGCCCTGCTCTGTTAACAAGAGTACCTTTGATATCTACAGTACCTACCATAGTGTCAGGATTTACACCAAGAGCTGATAATCTGTATCTCTTGTACTCTTCATCCCCATCAAAGTCAGAACGTAATAGCTCTGTTTCTTCTTCTATATCTTTCTCGTATTGCATTAACCGCATTGTTCTTTCTGGGTCAGAAAGGTAGTTAGCAATTGGAGCTAACCCCTCCTGAGTAACAAACAATGGTGTGTTAAAAACTTTTTTAGAAAGATGTGCTAATGTACGTTTAGCCATTACATCTCCATTTAACTGTTATCTAGATTATCAGCAGAATTATCACTCTCTGAAACTTTGTCGCTTGTACCATTACCTGAGCCTTTAGCTAAACCATCTCCTGATCTTGAATCATCATCGTCTTCTACCCCTAGAAGTTCATCTAGGTCTTCCTTGCTCATGTTTTCGTCAACACGATAAGTAAAGCCCATAACCTCAAGAACTCTGTTAATAACAGAAGGTGTGACAGGGATTAATTTAGTTGCTTTCAACTGTTGCATTGCTTTAGCAAACACAGCCATATCAACTTCTTCTAGCTCACCATATCTCATCTGAGGTAATTTTGAATCATCCCAACCGTTTCTCCTGAAAAGTTCAGGAATTAAATCACAGTTTATTACTCTAAGGATTTCTTTGATTCTGATCTCAACAAGACGGTTAAGAAGAGACTTCTTGTTTTTGCTTGCTTGCTGTACATCATCTCCACTTCTTAAAATGTCAGCAAACATAAGTTGCAATATTTCATTCTCAAGGTCTTTTCTAATCGCTGTAATAGAGGTTATATGACTGCTTGATGATTGGAGTGTCTTAACGTCCCACTCAAGAGAACCTTGTGAGTTTTCGTCTCTTGTTGATGGGAGAAGGATACTACCTTGCTCATTAATTGTAAGTTTGCTTAAACCATCCTTGAATTTCTGACCAGCTTCTTTCATCTGTTCATCAGCGTCTTCTGCCAGATAATCCTCTGGAGCATAACCAACAAGGATACCGTTCATGTTTTTAGACGCTGCGATATTCTCAAGGTCTTTGTACTTTTGAAGTTCTCTCCAACCCTCATAACAATGATAGAGAGGCGATACACCTTGAGGTAGATCAGTAGATAAGTCTGTTCTGAAAAGCAAGAAACGATCTCTAGGGATAAAAACATCACCAGATTTTCTTTTTGGTTTTAAGCTAATTCTTTGTCTATCGTTGATAAATGGGTCGTACGCTGGACTAGCCTCTGTGCTTTGATAAACACCAAGAAACTTCCTGTAGTTGTCATCCCACTCAAACTCAGTAATCGAATGCTGCCTACGCATTGGTAGGTATTTAATACCAATTTTACCATCATCATATTTACTGCCGTTTTTAAAACGTCTTCTTTTGAAAACCTTCTCTAAGATAGAGAAACCATACTTGTTAAAAGTAAGTGCTTTCTGAATAACATTTTCTAAACTTTCTGCATCTTCCATATCATTAAAACATTGCATCACGAAATCAGCTTTCTTTTGATGCTGTTTTGTCTGATCGTAAGCTTCAATATAAATAGGAACACTATTGGCAATAACACTGACAGCATTTAAGGCAGAAGCGATTGTAACGTTCATTGCCATTCTGTCGTAAGTTTGAAGAGAGTAAGGAAAGCTTAATTCTCGAATACCCTCATCATAATAGGCTGCTACACTTTTGGTGTATACACCTGTACTTCCAATCTCAGACGGTATCTTCTTTGCTTGTTTCTGTCTTTTATCTTCCATCTGAAATCCTTATTATCCAATCAGTGCCGAGCTTAATCTCTTATATTCTTTTGTTGTAGCCAATACGTTAAAAGAGTCTGAGGTTGCGTCAACTTGGTCATCCTTTCTAGTTTTTGAAACTAAGTCAAAACCTTCTAACTCAGAAAAGTATTCGTCATTCCAGTCAGCTTTTACAACACTAACAATCTCGTTCTCTGCTGCATTAGAGAAAGGTTCAAATCTAATTAGCTTGTTTTTCTTAGAGCTAACTTTAATGAACTTCACTTTAAGTCCTTCACCAGCAAATAATTTTGCTCTGAAAATCCTTGTCTCTTGCCCAGCTTGTCCGGGGTCTTGAGGTAAGTAAAGTTGTACCTTTCCGTAGCGTTTATTATCATCTTTTGCTACCCTGATAATCTCTTCAAGGCTTTCTCCAGACCGCTTACGCCACCTAACCACATCTTCTACAATGTAGTCCCCTTGCTTAGTTTTAGCAATCAAAACACCAACAGTCCAGTCAGGGTTAGGGTAAGCTTCGCTTGGTATGCTTCCAGCTAAGTCATAAGCTCTTACACGTCTGATAACATCTTTTAAGTAAGACATGTCTTTTGGGTCATGAGGGTTTCTCATAGACACCCAGCTTCTTTTGAAATAACCGCTTTCTTCTTCCACTGCTAACCAGTTACCCATTAATAACCGTTCCATTGTTACTCGTGGTTGAGAAGCCAGAGATGAAACGTAGTCAGGGTTCTTTTTAAGCATTTCTGGGTTATCAAAACAGGTTGCACCAATAAATCTAAATGATCTTGGTTTGCACATGTTTTTGCCAGTGTAAGGGTCAATACCAAACTTATGATGGTGAGCTTCATAAAGCTCTTCGAAACTGCTACCCCAATGCAAGTCATTACCTACACGCAGATAATATCTTTCATCACCATTGTGTTCTTCAATTGGTCTGCCTTCAACCAATTCGTCATTAACGTAAGTACCTTCTGGGTTAATGTAATAACTTTGAATCCACTTAAGAATAAATGAGTGTGGGTCAGGGTTACATGTTAACCAGATACAAGGACTCATATTAGCATTTGTACGGAGTCGGGAAATAATCCACCAAATATCATCTTCATTGAAATGTGTTGCTTCATCACACATAGCTGCGGATATTTCAATACCTTGAATCGCTTCTCTACCAGCTTTATCATCCATCCCGATAAAAGAGACAGAAGCTCCGGAAGGAAACCTAATAACCATTGGTTGTTGTGTATATGTTACACCTTTTCTGAATGCTTGAAATATTTTAACAGCAGTCCAGAATGCACCACCTTCTTTTTTCAAGTCTGTTGCGTGTAATCGAAACACATAACCTACAAAATCAGGGTCATCACACCACTTTAAAAACTTTAACAAACCTGTATAGGATTTACCTGAGCCTGCTGCTCCACCGTAAACAGTTAAGAAAGAGTCGTGGTTAAGAAACAAAGCTTGTTTGTAACTTGTAGCTCCAAACTTAGGAGCTGATTTCTGCTTCTTATTTTTATTCTCAGGCAGAGTATTCATATAATCTCCTAAGATTAATTTACACTTTTATTCCCTTGCAAAAGATATTCACCACCTAAATCCAATGATGGTTCTATATCATCCTCAGTTAATTTTTTATAGCCGTCATCGCCATCTTCTAGAGAACGCCGAAGAAGGAAGTTATTTTTAAGAACAAGGTTTGATTTATTTAATCTTA